CTAATCAGAGAGACAACTGGTTTAGATTCACAAAACTATGGTTACAAGTTTGGTCAAGAAGAAGAGACCTATAACATCGTTGCTGCTCATGGATACTTTGGTAGACTTATCTTCCAGTATGCATCATTCAACAACTCTCGTTCACTTCACTTCTTCCTAGCATCATTCCCAGTTGTTTGTATCTGGCTTACCTCTATGGGTATATGCACGATGGCATTCAACTTGAACGGATTCAACTTCAACCAGTCGGTTGTTGATGCATCAGGTAAGGTTGTTCCTACTTGGGGTGACGTTCTAAACAGAGCGAACCTTGGTATGGAAGTTATGCACGAGCGTAACGCACACAACTTCCCTCTAGACCTTGCATCTGCAGAGTCTACAGAAGTTGCACTTGTTGCTCCTGCTGTTGGTTAAATCAATTAGTTGACACAGACTTTACAGTCTGATATAATAAGGGGGTCTAACGACCCTCTTTTTTAATGAATATAACTTTGTACACACAACAGGGTTGCCCCTCATGTGCACATGCAAAACAACTTTGTAACAGAGCTCAAGTAGAGTTTACTGAGATAGAACCAGGTGCACCCAATCAAATCGCTAAGTGGGAATTTCAAGAACAGTTCCCTGCTATCAGAGGTTTTCCCTTTATTGTTATCAAACAAGAAGGTGAAGCAGACATCCAAATGATTGGTGTTGTAGAACTTGCTAAGTTGTTTTTAAAGAAAGGTTTGGTATCTTCTAAAAGAAATGGATGAACTTAAAATAAATAAAGGCATAGAGCTCATGCTCAGGAGGCCAATAAAGAAGGAACAACCCAAACCAAAAGGGTTTGGAATTAAAAAAACAATATCCCTCCTGAAAAGAAAAGTCTACTTCAACTTTGAACTTAGGTGGGAGAAAATTAAAACTTAGTACGAGGTTGAAATGGAATCTTCTATCCTGATTTACTTTTCTGCAGCAGTGTCTGTAATTTTTCTATTGATTGGAGGTGTGGTTGGATGGCTATGGAATGATAAGACTAATCAATTTTTATATTCACAAGCAGAGGAAGAGGTTGATTATATTCATCCAGAAATGCTTGATGAAAATGGACATTGGATCAACGAACAACTTCTATCAGTTAGGTTTACTGACACTGAAACTGAAGAATTTGAAGAAGAATAAATACTATACGCAAAACAATAATTATGCAATTACTACTCAATGAAGTTCTTCAAAAGGTAAGCAACGCAAAGACTAAAGCACAAAAAATTAAACTGTTACAAGAGTTAAATACTCCTGCACTTAGATCTATTCTGATTGCTAATTTTGATGAAAGTGTTATCTCTATGCTACCTGATGGTGAAGTGCCATACAAAGCTAACGAAGCACCAGAAGACACAGAGCATACCAAACTTGCTCATGAATATCGTAAACTATATCTATTCTTTAAGGGTGGAGCATCTATATCACAAACTCGTAGAGAGACTCTCTTTATACAGTTGTTAGAAGGACTCCATAAAAAAGAAGCAGAAGTTTTAAGTCTCATGAAGGATAAAAAGATTGGTAAGCGTTGGAAAATTACTAGACAGTGTGTTGAAGAAGCTTTCCCTGAAATACAATGGGGCAGTCGTTCTTAATGAAAATACTTAATGAGAATTGTGATCCTAAAGTAGCACAAGATCCTAAACTACCTTATACTGCATACCTTATACAGTATGCAGATAAAGATGTAGTTAAATATGATCTTACTATTGGTGATTCACAGGTTGAAATGTTTGATCATTACTATGACAAATATAAAAATGTCATGGGTATGACTCAATCTAATGGTAGAGCGAATCCTAAATTATGGAATGCACCTAAAGCAAAGAAACCTAGACCACCTAAGCAAGCACCACCTAGACAAGGACAAAAGCAATGAAAGGAGAATGGGCAATACATTATCGTAGACTAGATAATCCTCAGGTATGGCATACCATGAGGCATTGGAGAAGTGATGGTGTACTTGTGTCTGCTAAGACATATGATCAGGTTTATAAGTTTAATAGATGGAAAGAGGCGTTTGAATTTTGTAAGAATTTAATTACAGGTGGTACTTTAGATCAACCTGTATATGATGCTAGTGTTAAAAGAGTATGTAAAGCTAGAGGAGATGCGTTTTATCTCTCAGGAAATTAAAACTGTATCGTATTACACACAGTTACTTGACTAAATAAATTAACTGTGTTAATATTAACACATCGTTCAACCCAGAAGGGTCGCAAGTAAGCCGACACGGAACGGATCGTTCATCTCATGAACCTACTCATTGCTAGCTTTGGTACGTTGGTTCTAACCTGTCAAGGTGCTGATCATCTCATAGAAAATGCTGTAACTAACAGTTATCTTTCTAAGGATGCTCAAGAAGAACTAACAAGAGTTATCAAAGCAAACACTGAACCAGGTTGTTGGGACGCAAATGTGGACTGAAGGAACGGGGTTACCAACCCTATCCAGAGGACAAGCCAATGGCACAAGTCACTTACCGAGGAGTCAAGTACGACTCTGAAGAGTACCGCAAGATGGTACAACATCAAGCTCAAATTAGAAATCATGATCTAATGTATCGTGGCATCAAAGTAGAACGCAAGTTCGCTTCTAAGAGCTGACCAAAAATCACTTTTGGTTTACATGAATCTGGGAAAAATTTTCCCAGATTTTTTTGTGTCATAAGTCTTTCTTATAGGCATTTATTTTTGTGAACATGTCAGCATATTAGCACCTATATTATTCTATATAATGTAGTCAGCAATGCTACAACCGAGGAGACAAGATGCATTAAAAGTTCATACATTATGGATTCAACTCAATACGGAGAATATGGTATGCACAACGCAATCAGTAGTAATCAACTTGCAGAGTGGAGACACCTTGCCGACCCAGTTCCAAGCGAAAAGCTTGAAGAGATCAACGACTATTATAACTGCATGATTGAATCAGAACGATACCGTACAGATAAGCGAATATGTAGAAATCTTTTAAGTTAAATGACATGTAAATTTTAAAGAGGGGCTTTACGCTCCTCTTTTTTTATGCTATAATTTATTGGTAAGACGCTTGTTATATGGAACGCAAACGATTAAAGGAAATGGTCACCCAACTAAAACAAGTTGTAAGTGAAATAGAATCAGAAGTTTACTCTAATACAGATGCATACATACATCCATGGTATAAGCATACAGGTGATGGACCTCAAGTAGGACCGTCAGAGGATGACGATGGATACACTGATTAACCTTAGTATAAATACTTATTTACGATGCCACAATTAGAAGGACTTGAGTTATTACAACTTAGACAGAAGGTTCTAAAAATATTGATGAGTAATTTTCCTAACACACCAAATCGTTACATATATGAATGTGCAAACGAATGGTGTGGTAAACAGGTTACTACTAATGGTATCGTAGGTTATTTTAAAGCGTACTACGGTAAGTATGAAAGACAAGAAGGCAGCAAAGTTAATCCTCAAGAGAGCAAAGAAGCATCCTGAATTGTATAGTAAGGAAGAAGTAAAATTCGCTAAAATCTTTAGAAAACAACTCAAACTTGAAAAGAAACATAATGAACGTGAAGTTGATAACGGTGACCCCCAAAGCGGAACAGCACATGGGTTACGTGGCGAGGGTGAGCAACCCGAACAACCAAGACAATCCAAACGTAGCTGGATTACTAGGTTACTGCATAAAGCATGGCCATTGGTCGGTCTTTGAACAAGCTTACATGACTGTTGAGATTGAGACTACTCGTGGTCTTGCAGCACAGATCTTAAGACATAGATCATTTACATTTCAGGAATTCTCTCAGAGATATGCTGACACTAATCTGTTAGCAGATGAGATTCCTATGTTTGATCTTAGACATCAAGACACTAAGAACAGACAGAATAGTACAGATGATGTACCAAAGAATAAGAAGGCAGACCTTCAAGAGAAGATTGCTGAACACTTTACCGAGTCAATGGATCTTTACAACGAACTCCTTGCTAATGGTATAGCAAAAGAATGTGCTAGATTTGTTCTTCCTTTAGCAGCACCTACTAGAATCTATATGACTGGTAGTATTCGTTCTTGGATACACTACATAGATTTACGTTCTGCACATGGTACTCAGAAAGAGCACATGAATATTGTAGAAGAGTGTAGAGATATATTTAAAAAAGAATTTCCTATAGTAGCAGAGGCATTATCATGGTGAACTTTTCAAAACAAATTAAAGAAGGAACTAAGAAGTCTCATTCAGCAGCAGAGAATACT